CTCGCGGCTTAACCCAGAACGGGGTGTGTAGATACCTTGTAACCCAACTACACTGTGAGGAAAGGGGGCCTTGTGCCCCCTTTCTTTTTATTCCGACCAGTGGTATAATAAGCAAGTTCCATCAACCCTATGCTCAACAATCTTCGGTCAGTAATGTTGAGAATCAGCGGACGGCGTTCGTGGCTGATACTCTTAGGCGCTTCAGAGAAAGCCCAGAGTAACTCGCCCACCCTGGCTTTGTGGCCTAGGTGACTCAACCCCTCTAGCATGGAGGATTACTATGCTAAGTTCATTACTATTCACCGTTCTAACCGCACTAGGATCACAAGGTAAGCCACTCGTTCAGCCCACCACACCATTAGAGTGTCTGGCGCAGAATATCTACTTCGAGGCCCGCTCAGAGAGCATCGCCGGCCAGAAGGCAGTGGCTTATGTGACCCTCAACCGAGTCAGTGACCCAGCCTACCCCAAGAGTATCTGTGGTGTAGTCACCCAGGGGATCAAGACACGCAACGGCTCACCCGTGAAGGGTATGTGTCAGTTCTCATGGTACTGTGACGGAAAACGCCATACCATCTCTGAACGAAACGCATGGTATACAGCAGTAGCGGTTGCTACAATGACCATTATGTCGTATAATAGAGAGGATGACCCAACTCATGGCGCTCTCTTCTACCACAAAGTGGAACCACAAAAGAAGCACCTGAAGAGCGCGGGCGTTATCCAGCTAGCCAACATTGGCCAGCATTCGTTCTACAACCGGAAGGGGGCTTAACCCCTTCCTCTTCAGGAGGCCACATGCGCTTAACCGGAACACGAGTCAGGTCGGAGGAGTTTGACGTATCTGACTCTGATGTCATAGATGCAGCCAAACGAATCCTCTGCCGGAAGCATAAATTTGAACCGTGGTGGTTCATCAAAAATGGAATGCTGTGCTACTGGGAAGAATATCATCATGGTTCCGATACTCGTAAGACGATTCGGGAAGCCACCCCAGAAGATAAACGGTGTTACGATGCACTTTCATTCCTAGACGACCTCAAGAGGATCAAATCTTAATGCACATCCCTTCCATCAAGAAAGAAATCGACTTCTTTACCCGCGTGAATGCGCTCGTCAAGGATGGTTATGACTACATCGAGGCAATCACCGCTTACTGCGAAGAGAATGATCTCGATGTGGAGTCTGTAACCCCTCTTATCAAAGCCAATTCCAAGTTCAAGGCTCAGTTGCAAGAAGAAGCTGAGCGCCTCAATCTCATCACTAAGTCAGCGAAGTTGCCTCTGGAGTAATCGTGACGCCGTTCGAATGTTATAGGTTGTACTGTAGCCTCAAGGCTCATTTCTCCAGCAAGTATGATTTCTTGAAGAATGGAGTAGGTGTAAAGGTCAGTGTAGAGACATTCGAGCGGCGCAATGATAAGTACTTCTTCAAGAAGCTCGCCAAACACTCCTACCCTACAGAGTTCATTCTTGCAAATCTGATCGTCAACCCCGATATCTGGATCGGGGACATGTTAGAAAGTGGCAATGCTGTGTTCTCTGACTGGCAACGCCGAACCCAGGCCATGGTGTACTGTCTGACCAACGAGGTCGAACAATTATCAACAGACATCAATGCGCTTATTACTGTCCCCTCTGGACAGCACCCTCCCCTCCTATATCACCTCCTCAGCCATGATATCTCCCTGGAGACGTTCTGTATCCTCAATGAGATACTTCCCTTCTTCAACTACTGGGATAGAACGATTGAGGACAAAGTGATCTGGCCTACTGTACGTCAGAAGGCCATTAAGTATCAACCATTCCTGAAGTATGACCGGAGCAAAGCCAAGAAGGTCCTCCAGCAGCACTTCTCAGGAAGTTGATAGTCCTTAAATGGACATCTAAATAGTAATGGCGCGATGCCAACACATACCAATATACAGTCATACAATATACGAGGTTTCACCATGACAAACTCATCTTTTGCTAATTTGAAGCGTTCCAGTAAGTCGTCTCTTGAGAAGCTAACTCAAGAGGTCACCAAACTCAACAAGAAGTTCGAGAGCGGTGATGACGAGAAGTTCTGGAAGCCAGAGGTGGATAAGGCTGGTAACGGTTACGCAGTGATCCGTTTCCTACCCGCAGCACCCGAGGAAGATGTTCCCTTCGTTCGTACTTTCCGTCACTCGTTCCAGGGTGTCGGTGGCTGGTACATCGAAGAGTCCTTGACCACCATCGGTCAGCAGGACCCAATCGCTGAACTCAATTCTACCTTGTGGAATTCCGGTATCGAGGACAACAAGGAAATTGCACGTAAGCAGAAGCGTCACCTGACCTTCATCTCCAACATCTACGTGGTCTCTGACCCGAAGCATCCAGAGAACGAAGGTAAGGTCTTCTTGTACCGTTACGGCAAGAAGATTTTCGATAAGATCAACGATAAGATGAATCCTCCGAAAGAATTCGGTGACGAAACGCCGGTCAATCCATTCGACCTGTGGGAAGGCGCTGATTTCAAGCTGAAGATTCGTAACGTCAAGGGTTACCGTAACTACGATATGTCCGAGTTCAGTGATATTTCCGCACTGAATAAAGATGATGACGTACTTGAGGAAATCTGGAAGTCGGAGCACCCGCTAAAGGGCTTCATCGATCCAGCTAACTTCAAGAGTTACGACGATCTGAAGAAGCGCCTCGATAAGGCTCTGGGTAACACCGCTGGAAAGCAGCGCCTGGAGGATGTGAGGGGTGCCTATGACGAGGATACGTTGAATCCTACCTTTGCTCATCGTGAGTCTTCGGCACCTAAGGAACGTGAGGCCCCAGCGGCTCGTGCTCCAGTGCGAGAGGCAGCGGTCGAGGAAGAGGAGGACAATGCCGGTCTCGACTGGTTCAAGAAATTGTCCGAAGAAGACTAAGAAAAGAGAAGGGGCCGAAAGGCCCCTTTTTCTTTATGTCATTCCGTGAACATCCCTGGCGTTGTACTTGCCACCCATGAGAACGCTTCCTCCACCGCCTCCACCGCCTCCAGAACTCGATGTAACGTTGTTTACGGTCGTCGTATTCACTACCGCTACACCACCTCCGCCTGCGCCCGCCTGCGCCAACTGAGCGCCCTGGGAGGGCATTGAAGGCACAGGAGTAGCCTGGGGGGCGGATGATGCAGCAAATAGCTCCGATTCATTCTCTCTGCGAGAGGCTAGCGCCGAGGATGGCTTGCCATGTACGGTAGCCACGCCCTGTCCCAGTGCCTGAGCCGCCTGCTGCATGTTTCCAGAAGCCACTCCCTCCTTAATCGACTTCACCTGGGAAGTAGTCAGGGCACCAGCATTGTAGACGTTATCCACAATAGCCGCCTTCTGTCCATCATTCAATTTATTCCAGGTGGCTTCACCTAACTGAATCTTGGCCCTTGGGACGTACTTGGAAGATAGGTCTTGTTGAAATAGTTGTAGAGCCTGTTCCTGTGAAAGCTGGGGCGTCTTTGTATCACTGAAGTTGATAGGCACTTTCTTACCACCAATCATTACGCCGCCAGTCAACTGCTCACTGGTTGTGAAGTCGTGTCCGTAACCAATAGCTAAGTTTCCTGCATCCTCGTATACATTGAGACGCAGACCTTCTTTACTGGCAATGTACTTCAACATCGTTGGGCTAACGTCGGCTGTGCTCACGGTAGTGACGCCTGTTACTGGTGCTTTAGTAACAGGTTGACCAGCACTACCTGGCTTTCCTCCGGTCCCTGGTGTGGCTTCGGTGGATGGTGGTGCTCCAGTAACATTAGGCTGAGACAGACCAGTGGCTTCTCCGAAGTTCTTGAACCCCTTACCCATCTCATAGCCACTACCGCCTTGGTCTTTATCGGTAAGGTCACGCTTTAGTTGCCAAGCCTGAAGACCAACCGCAGCGGCAGTTCCTACATAGGGGACAAACGATGCTAGCGCACTAGCAGTATCAATAGCGCCGCCTGCAACATCTCCCTGCATAAATCTATCTGCGGCAGAGGCAGTATCGAGAACAGCACCGATACCAGGAAGAACTTTAGCACCGAAACGAGTCAATGCTCCCTTCGGAACAACTTTGGCTAACGACTTACCTACGATTTTCCCTGCTGCGCTTTCGCCGCCACCCAAAAATTTAGCGGTAGCGACCGAAACCTTTGCAGCGGTGGCCGTAGTTTCCATGGCAACCTTGCCCATGTCCGCAAAAGCGGCCCCCATCTTGCCGAAGGCTCCTTGCTGCACCATCTTCCAGAGAACATCTAGACCCACACCAAGCGCGGCTACGGCTCCTGCAATGCCCAGGGCCTTCTTGATGAAGCCACCGATACCATCGCCATCATTGCCTTTGCTCTTCTTATCGCCATCTTCCTTATCACCACCACTCTTGGTGGCATCTGGCTTATCGCTGGCAGACTCCCTATCCTTCTCGGCTTCTTCCGCTGCCTGCTTAGAATCCTCGCGAGCACCCTTCAGTTGTTCCTCAATATCATGAATCTGACCAGAAATATCTGTTAGGAGATCAACTAGTTTATTCAGGTAGTGGTTCGAATAGATGGTGTTCTTGTCGAGTTCCTTGAGCATATCGATGATACGCTGGGACTTTGTGGCCGTATCTTTCTGGACTACCAACTCTTCCTTGACAATCTTGGCCGTATCTTTCTGGACCTCCACCGCCTCATGCGTATCCTTAGCCATTGCCGCCTCAACGGCAGCAGGCGCACCACCCATCAAGTAGGTGGTGGTATCCCTTAGCTGTTTCTGGAAAGCATCAACCGGACCCATTCGTGAACCACGAGAGCCAGCAGAATTATTCATGCTTGGAGAGCCGGGACCTACGTTTGTTGGATCAGCCATCTGTTATGCGCCTTGGTTCTGTTGCTTCTGCTTCTCTTTCTCCAGATGATCCTGGAGCAAATCGACATACAAATCTCGCTCGAACGGAATCAAACGCTCGATTACTTCTGGGTCCCACTTGTGATGTTGCGCTAAGCTGAAGAGCACCAAGTAGAAGTTGGTGATTGTGTTATGGCTTAGCCCAAGGTAAAAAAATCACCTAGGGTCTCCAACACAATCTCACGGTCATTACCCAGAGAGTTCTTGTACTTGATGGTGTACTTCAAGTGGGGAATGGTCTCTAGGAAGTTCTTTACTTTAGCGAACTGGTCAATCGTTAGGTGGTCCAGGAACTCGATCTTTCCATCACGAGTCTCATCTGTGAAGTTATACAACTCTTCCTCGACCCAGAGAGTATCCAGGCAGTCCAGGATCAACTCGAACTTGGCTTCCGCCTCAGTAGTTGCCTTGAGAACATTTTCACCGAAGGTGGTGGACGGATACTTCATCCGAATACCCATCTCATCAGTCAACTTGATCTTATCACTGTGTGCCTCATCGAAGTACACCTGGACATCATCTAGATTGATCTGGAAACTATGATTCTTGTTATCCTCGTTATCCTTATAAGTCACCTCAACAATGTTATTGACCGACTTGGATCGAAGCTGGAGGAAGAAGTACTCAAGATCAAATAGTGGCATCGAGTCCACATCGTAATCATCGATCAGGCAGTTTCGGATGATCTGCTTGATGGCGAACATGATGTCATTGAGACTCTGCGATGATGCAGCCATCAGGAGAATCTTCTCTTCCTTCACCAGGAAGGGACGGAAGCGGAGGGTCTTCTTGGTTGATGGCAGGACTAGGCTGAATACTGGATGTTCAAGTTTTGGTAGAGACATGTTGTGTTCCTATTAGATAAAGTTCAAAAGACCGCCGATAGCTCTGGAGGTCGTAGTGACAGAGTTCACGATATCGCCAATATTCTGCGGCTTCTTGATCACCGCAAGGATAGATTGAGTAGCTGTTACGCCCTTCACAAAGGTCTGGAATAGCGAGAGACCATTACCCTGTGCTGCATAAGAACCAGGAGCCGGATCAGCGTACGCCACATCCATGAAGGAGAAGCGTACTGGGATGGTCATAAGCTGATCGGTCGATCCCCAGTTCAGACTGATGTCACCAAGGTCTGTGGGGAAAGCGTGGATCAGAGACATAGAAAATGCTTCGCTCTGACCATCTGGCGAGAAGATCACAATGGTGACCTGAGCTTCGTAATTCTGTTTGTAATTAACGTAGTACGGAAGTGCTGTGTTCATACCACGATTGGGGGTAGTCGAGGCCGGATCACCTGGACCGTTCTCATTGGCGTACTCCACAATGGAACGAGTCCAGTCACGGAAGAACCTGAGCATATTGCCCTGGGCATCGGCAATGATATTCAGGCTCAGACTATCAAACGCATGGTTCATCGGCATGTGTTCTTTCGGACCTACACCATAACGACGAACCTGGGCCGTGTTGATACGCACACCCGGAAGATTGGTACCCTCACAAAAGAAAGTAAGCGTCTGGGTATTGATGCCGGTGGTATTCATGAAGGCAGGCGGAATGA